AGTAAAAACGTGGAGGGCAAAAAGTGTAATGATTTGGGAGCGTGGTGCCGAGCTTTTACTAGAGTACTACATAAAACACTACATGGGTTCTGCAATGATTACCGGGGGTTAGACGCATATGTAGTAAAAGTAGTAGAAATCTACGCGCGGGCGCGTCTGTCTGCGGACGCGTGCGCCGAGACACGCGAGCGCGTGAGCGCGATTCCAGTTATTCGCTTGACTTGCGCCTCCCCCCGGCCTGTGGCATAAGCGGCCCCCATGGGCATCCGGCGTCGCTACTGGGCAGTTCTCAAGACCAAGCAAGCATCCTCCAAGGATGCCCGGAAGCACGTCTCCAATCAAAATTTCGAGTTCTATCACCCGATGTACCGCGAGAGGCTCTTCCACGGTGTTCGTCGCGTGATGCCGATGTTCCCGTTCTATCTGCTCGTTCGGATCAACGAGCGGAAGCAGGACTGGCGAGTTCTCTGCTCCACGCGCGGCGTGAGTTCAGTTCTCCTCAACGGTGGTGTTCCATCGCGAGTTCCAGACGAGGATGTGAAGTCGTTCCGCGATCTCGAGAACGAACTCGGATACTGCGAGATCGAGGAGCACGAGCCACCCCGCTTCACCGAGAGGCAGGGTGTTCGTGCAGTCAACGGTCTCTTCGCAGGTTGCGAGGGAATCTATCAGGGAACTGTGAAGTCGCACGAGCGAGTGCGCGTCCTGTTCCAGATACTCGGCAGACCGAAGGTTGTCGAGATGAAGGCGTTCGATCTAGTCGCTGCGTGACCTGATCGACGAGTAGCCAACTCAGCCGCCACTTCGTCGCGGTCTGCGGTAGCTATGACTGAGAATCGCTAATCTCATTTTCCGATGGAGTTGAGCATTCCTGCCCCAGTGACGAAAGAGAAGAAGGAGAAGCGGAAGCCCGGTCGCCCCGTTGGTTCGATCAGTCGCCGCAATCGCATTCTTCGTAGGATCACGAACGAGCAACTCGGGAAGATCAACAAAGTTCCTCTCACTGTCATGCTCAAGAACATGGACAAGTTTGACGAGGAGGCAGATCATCTGCAATCGAAGCTCGTTGACTTGATCGACAACTGTCGTCCTCCCAAGTCAGCATCGAGGAATGAGCATAAAGAATTTCTTGGGATGGTCAAGGACCTGATGAGTAAGATGCGTGACTGCCGCATGGATGCGCAGAGGTGCGCGGTCGATGCCGCGCCGTACATGCACTCGAGGCTCGCATCAATCACCGTGAAGCAAGAGAACAATCAGATCACCGCCAAGCCCGAGATGCAGCAGAGCGAGGAGGAACTCGCCGATTACTTCTCGAAACTGCGCACGCGCCCCGCGACCGTGGAACCACTCATCATCGACAACGAGACCGGAGCTCCGATGGCCCCCGTCGATGATTATGAATACGAGCAATGAAAGGACATTTCCAATGAGTTATTCATTCAACGTCCATGCTCCCACGAAGGCTGCGGCCAAGGATGCTGTCTCCGCGAAATTTGACGAAGTAGTCGCGACGCAACCGATCCACGCACGTGACAGAAATGCAGTGCTAGCTAATGCGAACGCCGTCATCGATCTGTTGATGGAAGATGATACTCGCGACATCGCAGTGTCGGTCAGTGGGTACGTCGGTTGGCAGGAAGTGCTCCGCGAGGATAGCGACAACCCACTCCAATCGGCGTCAGTCTCGGCAAGCGCCTACTACGTCGCGAAGTAAGTGCCGCTCGTCACTCCCGAGGTTCATCGCAAGGTGTGGGGACGCGAGCTCTGGATCGCCAACTCCGACCTATACTGCGCGAAGCGATTGGTCATCGACGCTGGATGGCAGTGCAGCTTGCACTATCACAAGATCAAGGACGAGATCTTTACCGTGACCAAGGGCGCGGTCACCATCAGTCTCGGTGGCGAGCGGTTGCATCTCCGCGTTGGTGACAGCGTGCACGTCAGGCCGTGGGTGAAGCACAGGTTCGCAGCGGAAGTTGACAGCGAACTGTTCGAGGTATCCACACGCCACTCGGACGAGGACGTCTATCGCATCGAGCCGTCCGGGAGGATGCAGTGATCGATCGCACACAGATCATGGTCATTGCACTCATCATCCTGATCCCAGTGTTGTTCTTCGGCGGCATCGTCATGTTGTTCCTGACCAACGACGGATGGTGGATCCTGCTCTCCGTGATCTCGCTCATACTCGTGTCGGCTGGATAAGATGCGCAAGATCCGTGATACATACGTTCCATTGGCGAATGGGAATTCAACGTTTGGTGTCAAACCAGTGCGATCTTACGTTATTGATCCTTACAAACTTGTGAAGGACCACGATACGGAGGTTGAGACATCTGACGTACAGTCGGTGTTGAATGGTGATCTGGATCAATTCATGTTGGAACGATTGAGTCGTCGCACGTAAGATGTTACAGCGCATCACTTGGCCCCCGGACTACTTGCAGGTGAAGCGCGAGCGAGCCATTCGCTTGCGCACCCTGCACCAAGACCCTCGCGCGATGGCGGGGGCGATTGCATTTTACAAGACGCACCCCGTCGAGTTCATCGAGGACTGGTGCGAGACCTTCGACCCGCGCAATGCTGGAACTGGTCGCCCGACGACGATGCCCTTCATCTTGTTCCCGCGCCAGCGGGAGTTCATCGAGTTCCTTCACCAGTGTTACCTGAAGAACGCGCACGCCTTGTTCGAGAAATCGCGAGACATGGGCGCGACGTGGCTCTGTGTGTCGTTCACCGTCTGGCTCTTCCTGTTCCAGGATGGTGCGAACGTTGGATGGGGATCGCGGGACGGTGCACAGGTCGACAAGATCGGTGACATGAGCTCGATCTTCGAGAAGATCAGGTTCCAGTTGCGCAGCGTCCCGCGTTGCTTCTGGCCCGTTGGTTTGTCCGAGGACACGATGAACTCGATGAAGATCTACGTGCCGGGCGGCAACACGATCACCGGCGAGTGCGGAGACGACGTCGGTCGTGGTGGCCGCACGCGCATATACTTCAAGGACGAGAGCGCACACTACGCGCACCCCGAGGCGATCGAGGCATCACTCGGCGACAATACCCGCGTGCAGGTCGACATCAGCAGCGTGAACGGTCTGGGCAACGTGTTCCACCGCAAGCGCGAGGCTGGTGTCGATTGGACTGGCGAGGTCGCGCGTGGGCGCACGAACGTGTTCGTCATGGACTGGCGCGACCACCCGGACAAGACGCAGGAGTGGTACGACGAGCGACTGCGGAAGGCGACCGATGAGGGCTTGCTCCACGTCCACTACCAAGAAGTAGACAGGAACTACTCGGCCTCGGTCGAGGGTGTCGTCATCCCTGCCGCGTGGGTTCTGTCCGCGATCGATGCACACCTCAAGCTCGCATTCGAGGAACACGACAAGGACGTACGCTATGCAGGTCTCGACGTTGCTGACGGTGGTGGCGATCGCAATGCGCTGGCTCAGCGAAAGGGCGTTATTCTACAGAGTGTCGAGGAGTGGGGCGAGCGAGACACTGGAGTCACTACACGACGTGCTCTTGCAGGCGTTGCGAACGCAAAGTGCTCGCGCGTGCAAGTACAATACGACTCGATCGGTGTCGGCGCGGGCGTCAAGGCGGAAGTCAATCGCCTGTCGGACGACGGTCTCGTGCCGCGATACATCTCGTTCCACTCGTGGGACGCGGGTTCCGGGGTACTCGAACCGGACGCGCACGTCGAGCCGGACGACGATGACACACCACTGAACAAGGACTTCTATCGCAACCTCAAGGCTCAGGGCTGGTGGCAGTTGCGACGACGCTTCGAGAAGACGCACCGCGCGCTGACCGAGGGCGTGCCGTTCCCGCAAGACGAGCTAATCTCGATCCCATCAACGTTGCCGAACCTTCGCACGTTGCAGAAGGAACTCAGTCAACCGACCGCTGGCAAGGACACGCGCATGAGGCTGGTGATCGACAAGATGCCCCCCGGCACTCGCAGTCCGAACATCGCGGACGCAGTGATGATGTGCTACTGGCCTATGGACAGGTCCACGTACGATGACTCCATGAGTTGGGTATAAATCAGATGGGCGCTATATCACGCATCCGAGACAGCCTGACCAACTTCGTCACTGGTCTCGGCACGTGGAAGGATCCAACTGCATCGAGTCAATACTCGCTGTGCTTGCTGACGCGCGACCAACTCGAGAAGGCGTATCGCGGTGACTGGGTCGCGCGGCGCATAGTCGATGCACCGGCCGAGGACGCAACGCGGGAGTGGCGTAGTTGGCAGGCAGCGCAGGACCAGATCGAGAAGATCGAGGACGTCGAGCGGCGCTTCGGCATTCAACAGAAGGTGAAGCAAGCCATGATCCGCGCTCGCTTGTACGGCGGCGCGGCGATAGTGATCGGTGTCGAGCAGGGCAACAGCGAGGAGGAGCTCGACGTCGAGAACATTGGTCAGGACGACTTGCGCTTCGTCGTGGTCCTCAGTTGCCACGAGTTGTCTGCAGGTCCGCGCATATACGACGTAGAGTCGCCGTGGTTCACGCGACCGGAGTACTACACCGTCTCAACACCGACCGAGAACATCAACGGCGACAAGGGCAACGGCACGGGCGTTCGCATCCATCCCAGTCGCGTGGTAGAGTTCATCGGCAACGACCTCCCGGACTGGCGTCTGTCGCCGATGGGCGGCTTGTGGGGCGACAGCGTGCTTCAGTCGCTCGACGACGTGCTGAAGGACTTCGGTCTCACGGTTGGCGGCATAGCCAACATGGTCAATGACGCCAAGATGGATGTCATCAAGATCCCCAACTTCTCGAAGAACATTGCGAACGACGACTACGCGACCAAGCTCCTGACGCGCTTTCGCTACGCGAACATGAGCAAGTCGACGATCAACTCACTCCTGCTGGACAAGGACGAGGAGTGGGAGCGCATCACGACTAACTTCGGTGGCGTTCCTCAGGTGCTTCAGGTCATGCTTCCGATCGTTGCTGGCGCGGGCGGCATTCCGGTGTCGCGGCTCGTCGGTCAGGCTCCGGCCAAGGGTCTCGGGAAC